GGGGTATGGCGCGTGTTAATAGTTTTGCTACTGGTGGTAAGACTCGAACAACAGCAGATGCTGATCTATGGGCAGATCATTCAGGCAAATAAATGAAAAAGTTTTCGACATTCGTTGAATCGCAACTCGAAGAAGGCATTAACGATCCCGCGATCTTTAAGGCTGTTTTTCTTGCTGGTGGCCCAGGCTCCGGCAAGTCCTTTGTAGTTGGTAAGACTTCTCTTCCTGCGTTGGGAATGAAGTTGATTAATTCTGACGACGCGTTTGAAGCTGCTTTGAGTAAAGCAGGAATGGAACCCACCTCAGATAATCTCATGTCGCCGGCTGGCCAAAAGCTTCGATCAAAAGCAAAAGCTCTTACGGGTATAAAAATGAAAAGAGCGATCGAAGGTCGCCTAGGCTTGATTATTGATGGCACTGGTAAGGACTACGACAAAATTAAAACACAGGTCGATAGCTTGAGAACACTTGGCTATGAAGTCAAGATGATTTTTGTCAATACAGATCTTGATACTGCGATTGCACGCAATCGTATGAGACCACGTCAATTGCCAGACGATACTGTTGCTGCTATGTGGAAAGAAGTACAAAAGAACATAGGTAAATTCCAAGGACTATTTCGTAATCGTTTGATTGTAGTCGATAACTCTCAAGGCAATGATATTGATAGAACGACATTAAAAGTCTATAAGCAAATTAAAAATTGGACAGAAACGCCTACTAATAACTCAATTGCAACTCAGTGGATTGCAAAGCAAAAAGAACTAAGAGGTATTAAAGAGGCAGAAGAGATGGACGAAAGAGTCTTTGGTGATGATGATTCAATACTTAAGACTATAATGCCAGACCTTTATCGCTGGCTTGATAGGACGGTGAATAAGCCAATATATAAGAAAGCGATTAGAACATTCTTAGATCTTCGTAAGAAAGATCCACATAACGCTGAAAGAAATTTAGTCAAAACGGCAAAGATTCATGGCCTTGACGTAAGAGCGCTTGATAAAGTATTCAAAGACATGGTTAAAGCTGGTAAGATGCCTAAGCATCTTTTAAATTTTAGAGGATTCAGTTCAGAAGAGTACGGTGCTGGATTCGAAGGTACGCCAGAGGCTACAAAGAAACTAAAGAAGGATACACCAGGTGCTTAAGTTTAGTGATTTTCTTACAGAAGGTCCGGGCAAAAAAAGCGAAACTTGGGAAGACGGTTTCGAAAGACGGGTCGTAAAAACGACTAAGCCTGAGCATAAAGAAAAAGGTTATGAGTGGCGTATCAAAGGTAAAGAACGCGACGAGATTTCAATTAAGTTATATAAAAACAAACCAGATTTTGCTGAATTCAAAAAACAAATGAAGCGTGTTGCAGGACACGAATTCGGAGGATAAAACAAATGAACACTTTTAAAGAATTTGTTGCTAAAAGCGCATTAGCAGAAATGACTGATGATGAGTTTAAATCTTTTCTAGAAAGTGCTAAGCTTAACGAACTATCTCCAGAACTACTTACACGTTATCGAGATAAAGCAGTTAAGCAATTCAAGCAATCAAATAGAAAGCGTAACGACCCTGGTTATACTGATGCGAAACGTAAAGAGCATGATAAGCGCGCCACAAAAAGGTTTAAAGGATCTCAGTCCGCATCTCAAAAAATTAAAGATCGTGGTGGATACAGAGCAGTAGATTAAAGGAACTATAATGCAATCGTTTAAGCAATACATTCAAGAAGCCCAATTTATGATTACCGTTCCTAAGGGTGGGCCCGGTGGAAAAGATCTTAATGTAAAGGTAATGGGCAAAGATGCGAATGACGCTGTAAAGCAATGGCGCAAAGCAAACCGTAAATACAAAGACGATGAAGTTGAAGTAAAGGAATTGTAATGCAATCGTTTAGGGGATTCACGGGAGATAAGCCAGAGTTTGGCATCTATGAAGGTGTCACTGTTCCACTCGAGCGCCCTATGATAGAGTTCCAAGAAGAGAAAGATCCAGAGCTTAATTCTCCGAAAAGAAGCTCTGGTGATAAGAAATATGTAGTCTATGTCAGAGATCCAAAAACTGGAAACGTAAAAAAGATTGAGTTCGGCGACGAGAAAGGCGGACTAACCAGTAAGATTAATGACAAGGACGCCGCAAGAAATTTTGCAGCACGCCACAATTGCGACATGAAAAAAGATAAAATGAAAGCCGGTTATTGGGCATGTCGTTTACCTAAATACGCAAGTGAATTAGGATTGAAGGGCGGTGGAAACTACTTTTGGTAAGCCATATATTGACGAAGGAGTAATTAGAACATTTAGTGTTCTAAAAGAAGACTCTCATTATGTTTGGCATAGAGATGGCGAAGACCGTTTAGTTGAAGTACTCGCCGGGAATGGTTGGCAATTCCAATGGGAAAATTGTTTACCGTGGCTTTTGAAGCCGGGTATGGAATTTAAAATTGATGCTAACGAGTATCATAGAATAATTAAAGGTGTGGATGACCTTAAAATCAGAATCACCCCGATAAATAAATAAAACAAATAATTTTTTTACGGAGAATTAAAATGTCTTTTAAAGATAAGGTAGATGATATTGTCAGAGATATTCTCGGACAAGAGCAACTCGATGAAGCACCTGGCAAGTATAAGCGCCGTGGTGATAAAGAAATGTATCAATGGGGTGATGTTAATCAAGCATTGATGGCCGTAGGCATGAGGCCTGCTCAAATCGCTGATGTTCTGACTAAGCTTTCAAAGAAAGAAGTAGGAATTAACGAAGAAAAGGTAAAGTGTCCTAAATGTGATGGTGAAGGCTGTGAGCATTGTGATGACAAAGGCTATCATATGACTGAAGCTAAAGTGAGTGGTTCTGATCTGATCCACAAAGTAGGCAAAGGTCCAGGCCAAATGGATATTACCAAATACCTGAAAAAAGAGCTGGGTATTAAGTCTGGTGATATGAAAAACGCCATTTACTTCGATGACGCAGATCTTGTTCGTGGTGATAAGACGGTCGTTCGTTCTGCACTAGTGAATAAGAAAATGACAGTTGACGATTTGCTTGCTGCCCTCAAAAAAGACATGGGCATGAAAGAAGGAATGGATCCTGTCGGTAAAGAAGACGATGATGTCGATAATGACGGTGATGTCGATGCTTCAGATAAGTATTTAAAGAAGCGCCGCAAGGCAATCTCTAAGGCTGTTAAAGGTCAAAAAGATGAAGGCTCTTGCGGTACTGTAAATGCTGGAAAGCTCAAGAAAATGGGCAAAGATATTCGAGCAAGTAAAAAGTACTAAGGAGTTTATTATGATTTTTAAGTGGTTAAAAGAATGGTGGCGTCTGAGTAAGGAGCCAATGATTGTTGAAAGAACACCTGAGCCCGAGCCAGAACCAGAACCTAAGCCGGCACCGAAAAAGCGGGCTCCAAAGAAAAAGGCAGCGCCTAAAAGTAAGGCAGCTCCGAAGGGAAAGGCACCAACTAAGAGTAAAGCAAAAGCTTCACCAAAAACAACTAAGAAGTAAAACCCAAGTACTAAAAGGAGAATAACAATGGCACTATGGGCAAAAACGGATAATCTTGCAGGCGCACCTAAGTGGCTGGAAGATGATGCCAATAACACTAATAAGTCCAATGACATTGATAACGCCGTATTGGTCGACGTAACAGAAGCCCAAGTTGCATCTAACCGTGCAAAGGGTCTGAACACACCGGGATGGAATCTGTATCACACTTATACAGACCAGAACGGCAACACTCGCCACAAGGCAGAGCCACTTTGTGTATTCAAAGTATCTGCATCTGATGCTGGTGACGTAGGTGTTGGTGGTGTTACGGATGATGCTGTTGTAGCAGACTAATTTAAAATTAGTTTTTCTTCATTATGAATTTGACAGAATCAACCTTTCTGCTATACGCTATGAAACACTATGATAATCCTCAGTGCACCGATATGGTGGAGTTTGAGGAAGATCTAAAAAGATTTCAGTATTTGCGTAAACTCTTTGGTCGCTATAGACACGAAGATGAATTGAAAGAAAGGTTGATTCTGAATCACTTAATAGTACTATATAATGTTTTTGGACCGAGTGCTACGAACATGTTATTCATGAAGCTCAGAGAATTTCATGAATATCTCAAACCATTTGTCGTTTATCTTAACTATATGCCGACTGTGGTTATGTACGAAGACATTCAAATTGCTGCAGATAGTATAGTGTCTGATCAAAAGATTTTAGACACACTAATAAGGATCTAACATGGTTGTCGATTTATTTCTAGTCTTTCAGTTCATTCGAAAGCTGGTTACACCTTTTGAAAAGTGGCCTGCTTATAAAGAAGGAGTGATTGACGCCAAAGGAAATGTTTTGATCAAAAGAAAAGACCTTACGAAGAATGCTCAACGTAAGGCTTTCGGTGTTTTTGATCAAATGATCCTTAACATTAAAAAGCTCCTAGCTAAAGTGCCGGGTGGTTCGTCTCGCCTTGGAACCTATGCAGCAGCTCTTTGGTTGATTAAAGAAGAGCATCGCTTTACTCATGATGCTATTCTACAAGAAGGCTTAATGGAAGATGACTATTTTGAGTTAGCTTCAGCAGAATTTTTAGAGTGGTATACGGATTATGTCACAGAAGCAGCAAAACTCGAAATGGAAGAAGAACCTACGAATAGTGTAGGTAGTGGTAATATTGCGGGCATGGATGGCGATCATATGTCAAAAGCCGCGCAAAAGAAACACAAGAAAAGGACTTTAAAAACATTTAAGGCGTTAAAGGAAAAAGAATGAATCAACAAAATAGAGAAAACGTTTTTGAGCAACTTAAAGTAGATGAGGGCGTAGTGTATGAAATCTACAACGATCACCTTGGATATGCTACTTTCGGAGTGGGCCACTTGGTACTCGAATCCGACCCAGAACATGGACAAGATGTTGGAACTCCAGTCTCTGAAGAAAGAGTACGAGAATGCTTTGAACGTGACCTTGACACCTCAATTGATGAGTGTGTTACTCTATACGGAGAAGCATGGCAAGGATTCCCCGGCGAAGTACAGGAAATTCTGGTCAACATGCTCTTCAACCTTGGACGACCTCGTCTAAGTAAATTTAAGAATTTTAATGCTAAAATACTTGAGCACGACTGGAAAGGTGCAGCACCAGAAGGACGTGATAGTATTTGGTATCGTCAGGTTGGCCCACGGGCAGATCGCCTGATGCAAAGATTAGAAGCTTTATAAATAATTAGTTAGACTAAACCCAAAGGAGAAAATCATGTCTATTGAAAAAATCGTTGCCGAAGCTGTTGCTGGCAATCCAGTACAAATGAAAGAAGCTTTTGAAGAAGAAATCTCTACTCGTGTTGCCATTGCTCTTGAAGAAAAAATGAAAGCAAAAATGAAGAAAGAGATGGACGACGAAGAAGAGGAAGATGAGGACGAGGAAGAAGCAGAAGCTGAAGACGAGTCTGATGACGACGAAGACGAAGACGAGAAAGAAGAGTCTAAGCACGCTAAAAAGAAGTAATTTCTCGTAATTGTTATGTCGAAGTTGAAGCAGTGGACAAAAACCGGCCTTAAGGCCATTTGGACGGCGTTGGTGGCGATAGTCACCGCGCCGTTTAAAGCAATTATGTGGCTGTGGAAATGGTGGACAACCAAGCCCACATTTAAAGTCACAGTCTCTTATGATTCCAAATTTGGCAACATGGATGACGTTGTTTATGAGAACGTTCCCAAAATTGTCAAGTCCACTTGGAAAGAGTTGAGCTTTATCACTGCTGATAAAAAAACTGTTAGCGTTAAAGCAAGTGCTGGCTTGAATTATCGGATTGAGGAAGAATAATGTATCAAGTTTTCTTTGTAATTATAATTGCTTTAGGTGGTGCAGCAGGTTGGCTATATCAACAAAACCAAATTCTCGAAGCAAATAACACCATCTTAAAAGGTAATGTTGTACAGCTCGAAGGAGCAGTCGAACAACAAAAAGAAGCTATGGCTGCTATGAAAGAATCTTTCGAAAAGCAAGCTGCAGCATTGAATAACCTACAACAACGTAACTCTGAGATTAATGCTGAAAAGGATCGCTACATGGCAATCTTTCAGCGCCACAATCTCGACAAGCTTGCGTTGATGAAGCCTGGTATGATTCAAACTCGAATGAATAAAGCAACAAAGAAAGTTTTTGAGGAGATTGAGAATGATAGCAAGGACATTGCTAGTCTTAACGACGCTGACACTAATTAGTGGTTGTTCAGTACTTGGTAAATGGGGCTTTGGTGCTGAGCCAGAAAAGGTCATTCAAGTCGTAACTAAGCCTGTTGAGATTGAAATCATTCAACCTCAAATGCCACGCCCTCTTCAATTACAAAGCCCAACGTGGTATGTTGTATCCGAAGCACCTGTTGCTAATCCTTGTAAGCAAGTTCCTCGACTCGACGAGAATGGTGAGCCGCTTTTGAAAGAAGATGGTGAGCCTCAACTCCGTCGACCGAAAGCTTGTGCACAAGAAGATAAAGAAAATCCTAACCAACCCGAAGGCTATACTTACTTCGATAAATTTATCGATGACATTAAAGTCGCTACAGGTGGCGACGTCCTCTTTGTGGCCTCAACTGTAAAAGACTATGAGCTCATGTCTGGTAATGTTCAAGAGCTTCGTAGGTACATACGTGAACTTGGAGAAGTCATTGTGTACTACCGCGAAGTTACGACAAAGAAAAAGCCAGAAGAAGAAGCTCCTCCCGCCGAAGAAAAATAGTTGACATTTACCTATAAACTGTTATATAATGGCTGCTTATAAATAAGGCTCCAGATAAATAGTTAGCATTACGAATTAAAACGTGGTGCTAACTTAGAGGAGCTAGACATGGCAGAGCCAGATATTAAAACTGACATTGCCCTCATTAAGAAAGACATCAAGCAAATTGAAAACTTTTTTTCGCGCGTCGAAAGCAGTATGGAAACACTGGTTGATGTTTCTAAAATGGCGGCCGTTCAAGAAGAAGTCCTTAAGATCGCTTCTGAAAAATTAGAAGATCTTGAAGATAGAATCGAAGTTCATCGTAAAGAAGATGAAGCTCGCGTGCTCGAAATGAGTAAGAAGCTAGAGGAATATCGCGAATCCTCTCGCCAAGACCATAAGAGACTCGCTGAACACAATGCAAAGAATCGCCTTAAGCATGACGAAATAATTTTAGAAAAAATGGAAGCTTTAGCATTAGATCTTACTACTCGATTAGATGACCACGGTCAAAGACTTCGATCACTCGAGCATTGGAAGTACTACCTAATGGGCCTGGGTGGTGCTGTGGCGTTCTTGGGCCTTGAGCATTTTGCTAAAATTATCGGTTGACATTTCAACCCATCTGTGTTAGAATGGCATAACTTACAAACCTGAGCAACTTTATATTATGTTAGATTTCGTTGACATCCAGTATGCACAGCACCTCGCCGCGCGCCTAGAAAACTTCAAGATACGCTCGACTAATCCTTATAAAATCAACTTCCGTTGCCCTATCTGCGGTGACTCACAAAAGTCTCGATCAAAAGCCCGTGGATGGCTTCTCGAAAAAGATAATGCACTCTTTTATTATTGCCATAACTGTGGTGCAAGTCAATCATTCTCGTACTTCCTGAAAGGACAGGACCCTATGGCTTATAACCAATGGGTTGCTGAGAAGTTTATTAAGAAAGCGAATAGCGCTCCTACAGATACGAGAAGTATACTCGACAAGACACGATTCGAAGCACCTAAGTTCACTAAGAAAAATAATCCTTTAAAATCGATTAAAAAAGTTAGTCAACTACAGTGGAATCACCCAGTTAAGAAATATATACAAGATAGGCAGATTCCTCCGAATCAGCACTACAGACTTTACTACGTAAACAAGTTCAAAGGATGGATTAATACAATCATCCCAAATAAATTCGAGAACGTAGGTAAAGACGAACCACGATTGGTGATACCATTTTTTGACAAAGACAAGAATGTCTTTGGTGTATCTGCCCGAGGCTTTGATCCAAATGGGATCCGCTACATCACTATTATGTTTGATGAGCGACCCAAGATCTTTGGCCTAGACACAGTTGATTTTAGTAGACAGTACTACGTGGTTGAAGGTGCTATCGATAGCTTTTTCGTACGCAACGCCGTTGCAATGGCAGGGGCGGAGGGCAACACGAACGCCTTGCAAAACGCTAAAGAAAAGGCTGTCTTCGTTTTTGATGCAGAACCTCGTAATAAAGAGATTCATAAACGCATGGAAAAAGTCATTGAACAAGGTTATAAAATTTGTATTTGGCCTAGTGATGTGCCAGGCAAAGACATTAATGAAATGGTACTGAATGGGTACAAAGATGTCGAAGGAACAATCAGGTCGAATACATATAGCGGGCTTGAAGCTAAACTCAAACTACAACAATGGAAAAGGACATAGATAATGAAAGCAAGGTTGATTAGTTATTCACAGCCTACGATTGCTACTAAGCAAGAAGGGCTCGAAAATGTACAAGATTTAGTAGCATTTTGTGCACGGGTTTCTAACCCATCTAATCAGTATAATACTGAAACCAGCGAAAAGCTTTTGAAGTATTTGGCAAAACATAAACATTGGTCGCCATTTGAAATGGCTTCAGCATGTTTTGAAATTGAAACTACTCGTGATATTGCACGTCAACTATTACGCCATCGTAGTTTTAGTTTCCAAGAATTCAGTCAGAGATATGCAGATCCAACTGAGGATCTGGAATTTGTAGTCCGTGAAAGTAGATTACAAGATTTGAAAAATAGACAAAACAGCATCGAGACAGACGATAAAGAGTTACGGAAAGATTGGCAACTCAAGCAAATGAGTATTATTCATGAAGCAAAGATTGCATATAAATGGGCAATCGAAAACGGAATTGCAAAAGAACAAGCACGAGCAGTTTTACCCGAAGGACTCACTGTGTCTCGTCTCTATGTAAACGGTACGATTCGTTCGTGGATTCATTACATCGAATTACGAAGTGGCAATGGTACACAAAAAGAACACATGAATCTTGCAAGAGCTTGTGCAGACGCGATTTATCGTATCTTTCCTCTTGCAAAAGATTACGTAACAGAATAAGGAGTAAACATGGATCACCTCGGTATCCGCATCGATAATAAAAGAAATAAATTACTGTCGGAACAATCGGCGAAGTTATTGAAAGATTATTATTGTCGTGATGATGAAAAGACTCCCCAACAAGCATTTGCTCGTGCAGCTGTTGCTTATTCTTATGGTGATCTTGAACTTGCACAAAGAATTTATGATTACGTTTCGAAAGGCTGGTTTATGTACGCGTCACCAGTCCTTTCTAATGCTCCTGTAGAAGGTGAACCCGTAAAGGCATTACCTATTTCATGTTTTCTCACCTACGTTCCAGATTCACTGGATGGCCTCATCGATCACTCAGCAGAACTTCGCTGGTTGTCTGTGAAAGGCGGTGGGGTTGGAGGGCATTGGTCCGATGTTAGAGCAGTCAGCAAAAAGGCGCCTGGACCAATGCCTTTCTTACATACTGTCGATGCTGACATGGTAGCTTATCGACAAGGTAGAACTCGTAAAGGTTCTTACGCTGCTTATATTGACGTTGATCATCCCGACATTGTTGAGTTTGTCAATATGCGTATTCCTACCGGTGACGTGAATCGTAAGAACTTGAACTTACACCATGCAGTTAACATCACTGATGACTTTATGGAAGCAGTAAAGGCTGGGGCTGACTGGGATTTAATTGATCCAGATGATAAGACTGTACGTGATACAATGAAAGCTCGTAAGCTTTGGGAGCATATTCTCGAGACTCGTTATCGTACTGGTGAGCCGTACCTTAACTTTATTGATACTGCTAATCGTGCATTGCCACAATCTCAACAAGACATGGGCCTTAAGATTCGGGGATCGAATTTGTGTAACGAAATTCACCTCGTGACCAATGAAGATCGTACAGCAGTATGTTGTTTGTCGTCTGTTAACCTTGAGATGTATGACTTTTGGAAAGACACGACAATGATCGAGGATCTCACTGTTTTCCTTGATAACGTATTGCAATTCTTTATTGATCATGCCGGTGACGAGATTTCTCGAGCTCGTTATTCTGCTCAACAAGAAAGGTCATTAGGTCTTGGCGCAATGGGTCTCCATTCGTATTTCCAAAGACACAGTATCCCTTTCGGTAGTGAGCGTGCTATTGAAGCTAATGAAGAAATTTTCTCTATGATTAAAGAGCGGGCTGTGAAGGCAACTCTTGAAATGGGTAAAAAGCGTGGCGAAGCACCTGATATGAAAGGTACAGGTCGCCGTAATGCTCACATGCTCGCGATTGCTCCTAATGCTAACTCGTCAATGATTGTAGATACATCACCGAGTATCGAACCTTGGAAAGCAAATGCATTTACTTCTCGTACTCGTGTCGGTTCTCATCTCAATAAGAATCCGTACCTCGAAAAGGAGCTTAATGCCATTGGTCGAAACACCGATGAGATTTGGTCTTCTATTATTACGAATGGTGGATCGGTACAACATTTAGATTTTTTAAGTGACCACGTAAAAGAAGTATTTAAGACTGCTATTGAGCTCGATCAGTTGTGGCTTGTGCGTTTGGCTGGTGATCGTCAAAGGCACCTTTGCCAAGGTCAATCACTTAATGTATTCTTCCCTGCCGGAGCAAGTAAAGCGTATCTTCATCAGGTGCACTATCAGGCTTGGGCGCAAGGCTGTAAGGGTCTATATTACTTGCGTACTGAAAGCTCTAACAAGGCTGAGAACGTTTCTGCTAAAGTTGAGAGGGAAAAGCTTGATACTGTAGTAAATCTTGAAGCAATTAATTTTCAAAATGGTAAGGAAGAATCGCAGGACGAATGTGTAGCATGTCAAGGCTGAGCCATTATTTTGCCTATGGCCAGACAAAAATGTTTCGGTTCTTTGCCGATACATTCTTTGCAAAGCGCTATGGTCACCGCGCTGTCGTTCTTGAAACGATTGCCGGTGTACCAGGCATGGTCGCAGGTATGTGGATCCATCTTCGCAGTCTGCGTAAACTTAAAACAGGATATGGCCCACAAATACGTGAGCTCTTAGCCGAAGCTGAAAACGAGCGTATGCATCTCATGTTCTTTATTGAGATCGCGCAACCCAATTGGTTCGAGCGAGCCTTGATACTTGTCGCTCAATTTATTTTTTGGCATTACTATTTGATATTCTATATCTTCTTTCCAAAGACTGCCCATTTGATGGTGCACTATTTTGAAGAAGAAGCAGTACGTAGTTATGAAAGCTATTTAACTATGATAGCTCACGGTGATATACCTAATACTCCCGCACCGCAATTAGCGATTGATTACTATGATCTTAAACCTGATGCAAAACTTTATGATATGGTGTATAGGGTACAGCAAGACGAAAAACACCACTCTCAGACAAATCATAAATTATCTTTATAAGAGGAATCCATGAACGTATTAATTTACTCAAAATCGAACTGTCCATTTTGCGAAAAAGCAAAAGCTTGGTTCAGACAACATGACTATACATTTACTGAAATCAAGCTCGACGATGAAGAGCAACGTATGTCGTTTTATCAGAAGTATCCACAGGTAAGATCTGTACCTCAAATCTTTATTGATGACAAGCACATTGGTACATACAACGATCTCATGTCGATTGCAGATACACTCATTAAAAAATCTTCTGGTGGTCTGCTTGAATTTTCTGAAACTTATAAGCCTTTCCATTATCCTTGGGCGATTGAGATTACGACTCGACATGAAAAAGCACATTGGATCGAAGATGAACTTGACTTGTCAGAAGACGTGTCAGATTGGAAAGGTGGTAAGATTACACCAATCGAAAAAGAATACATCACTAACATTCTACGTCTGTTTACTCAATCAGATGTAGCTGTTGGCCAAAACTATTTTGACCAATTCATTCCAAAGTTTAAGAATAATGAAGTCCGTAATATGCTTTCCTCTTTTGCGGCACGTGAAGGAATTCACCAACGTGCTTATGCGCTTTTGAATGAGACGCTTGGATTACCTGCCGAAGAATATCACGCCTTTCTTGAGTATAAGGAAATGGCAGACAAGATTGAGTATATGATGGAAGCAGACGTTAACACTATGCGCGGTCTTGGCCTTGCTCTTGCTAAGTCAGTATTCAATGAAGGTGTTGCTTTGTTTGCCTCGTTTGTCATGTTGTTGAACTTCCAGCGTTTTGGCAAGATGAAGGGAATGGGTAAGGTTGTTGAGTGGTCGATTCGTGATGAGTCAATGCATGTTGAAGGTAACTCAAAACTGTTTAAAGCGTTTTGTCAAGAACATCCTCGTATTGTAGATGACGAGTTTAAAGCTGAGATCTATGAGATGGCCCGCCAGGTCGTGAAGCTCGAAGATAAGTTTGTCGAGCTTGCATATAAAATGGGTGAGATTGAAGGCCTTGAAATGACAGAGGTCAAGCAGTACATTCGATACATCACAGATCGAAGACTCATCCAACTCGGAATGAAGCCAAACTTTAAAGTAAAAGACAATCCATTGTCTTGGCTTGAGTGGGTATTGAATGGTGCAGACCACACTAACTTCTTTGAAAACCGCGTGACTGAATATGAAGTTGCCGGACTTTCAGGATCGTGGGATGAAGCCTACGCTGCCTAGTCTTTTACCCTATGGCTCAAGTGTCAGTGCGCCGGCGATTACCTTGCCGGACACTGACCTTTTTAAGAGCGAGCGTGGTACTAACGCAAGTAAATACTTCGAGGAAAGACTCAATCAACTCAATCGAGAATACAAAGAGTTAGTTGAGTTGGCTCAGCAGACCGAAATGGTTTATCGGGCTCGATATAATTTCGTACCGAAGGTTGGCCATATATATTATCTGTACGAGACAGAAAATGAGTATCTTTTAAGTTTAATTGAGAACTGGACTCGTTATAAATGTATCGGTGCTTACCGATTTACGGCTGATAACGTATGGGATAAAGTTGATGATCAACAACAAAGTGTTTGCTGATGTAATCGAAACTCTTAAAACAGAAGGCAAATATCGTGTCTTTAATGACATCGTAAGAACGCGCGGTGAGTTTCCACAAGCTACGTGGTACGGTAAATACGCACCAAAGACAATTGTCAATTGGTGCTCAAATGATTATCTTTGCATGGGGCAAAATGAATATGTAATTGATGCCATGCAAACTGCGCTTGATAAAACAGGTGCAGGAAGTGGTGGCACACGTAATATCGGTGGTACCTCTCACTTCCATGTAACATTGGAAAAAGAACTAGCACAATTACATAAAAAAGAGTCGGCCTTACTTTTTACTTCAGCGTACGTAGCAAATGAGTGGTCACTCGTTGCGCTCAGTAAAATCATATCCAATATCTGTTTTATTTCAGATAGTAAAAATCATGCGTCTATGATCATGGGTATTAATCATTCCCGAGCAGATAAAATGATTTGGGCTCATAATGACATGGCCGATCTTGAGCTTGCGTTACAGGTAGCTCAAAGCAATAACAAAACTCCATGCATTGTTTTTGAGTCTGTTTATAGCATGGATGGAGATGTTGCTCCGATTAAAGAAATATGTGATCTTGCTGATAAGTATAACGCAATTACATACATTGACGAAGTACACGCTGTAGGATTGTACGGTAATACCGGAGCAGGATATTGCGAGAAAATAGGAGAAAAGAGGGTAGATATAATCAATGGAACACTTGGAAAGGCGTTTGGTTGTCACGGTGGTTACATTGCTGGTGATAGTATTGTTCTTGATGCAATTCGATCAATTGCATCCGGCTTCATCTTCACCACATCAACATCACCTGTCGTGTGTGCAGGAGCCATTGCATCAATACGCTACTTAAAAGATCATAACGAACTCAGAGTAAAGCACCAAGAAAGGGCTGCTACGTTAAAGAATATGATACTTGACGCGGGACTGGAAATACACCCCGCGGCTTGTACTCACATCATTCCCGTGATGGTAGGGGATGCAAAGAAATGCAAGTCAATCAGTGATGACTTGTTGAATAAATATGGATTGTATATACAACCAATTAACTACCCAACGGTAGATGAAGGAACAGAACGATTAAGGATTACACCAACGCCATTACACGATGACGGAATGATGCATGACTTAGTTACAGCAATGAGGAGAGTATTTGATGAACAACATACGTAAATATTTGTGGCGATTAGCGGGTTTAATTTCTGTTGGCTGTGCCTATATTGGCGCAATTGTACCTGGCATTCCGACCACGGTATTCCTTGTCATTGCTCTCTGGTGTTTTAGTAAAAGTTCTCCTGCTCTTCAGAAATGGATTCTAGAGCATCCCACGTTTGGACCCTACGTTGTAAACTGGTCAGAAAAAAGAATATATCCAACGAAAGCAAAATGGATTATGCTGGCTTGCTGTAGTTTAAGCTATGCATGGTTACTCTATATTCAACTTAAACCGATAGCACTCGTGAGTATTGCATTGTTTATGCTCTTTTGGCTTGTGTGGGCTTGGAGATATCCTGGTTCGGAAGAAGAGTATGATAGAAGAGTAGCTGCCGGCGAACGGATTGGCTGGTTAAAAGGAGATAGAAATGTCGGAACGGAAGGGTAAGGAAAACCGTAATAGAGCGGACGAGTACAACGAATATAGTCTCGATGAGATTATGAAACACTTTGGTCCGCAAGCTTTAAATAGTAAAGAGTATATGAGAGCCATTTTAGATCTCTATAAACTTGAAGTTCTTACAAAGGAACTTGACGAATTAGATTTTATTGACATGCAAGTCGATAATATGGTGGAGTTTCCGGAAGCAGAATATATCTGGGAACAAATTAGAAGCAATGCAAATTATTAGCATGGAGGCAAGTAGTAATGATTAGTGAACAAACCCCAAAGATTTACGAAAGCCCAGATAAGGGTAAAACAGTTTATGTTCGTGACTTTGGATCAAATCCAATGACTAGGAAATTAGTTAAATCATATGACGGACCAAAACTACCACCAACAAGAAGGAAGGTACAGAATTGTTCGTGACGAGCCAGTAACACTTGTTCCAACGAGCTTTACAAAAGACTTCGTCCTTGTATGCTCGATCGGACTTAATATTGGTTTTTGTATAGGTTTATTGTTTTTATAATTTGAAGTAGGAGTATATTATGAAAAAAGAGTTGGAAGGCAAATACGCGATTGCGACAGTTATCTCGTCGTTCAGGCAGAGATATGTTATTCCCACAGAAGAACTTCAAGAAATGAATGAGAAAGTCGACATCGACGAGACTCTCGCTAAGCAATGGCTCGAAGAGTCGGTCGGCTGTGAAGAAGTGAAAGAATTTTCTCAAAAGTTTCTCGGTGAGCAAGTCATCGACATTGAAGTAGTAGACGAAAACACAATTCTCGATACTTTTGACAAAGATAATGATTATCTTGTCGATTGGCCCAAGGAAAAGAAACTCGATTTTATTCGCAAATGGAAAGACGAAATTAGCAAACCATGATTACCATTTATGGAACTAAGCAATGCGGATTTTGTAATAAAGCAGTAGAGCTTGCAAAAAAACATAAATTTAAACATGAGTACAAAGATGTAGGGTACTCAAAACACTATCGTGAACTCCGTTCAAAAGATGTCGACATGCGTAGAATACCACACATTTGGTGGGACGATAAATACATTGGAAGTTACGGAGACTTTTATCAAGAAGTGAGAAGATATTTAATAATGGAGGAATATCGTGCTACATCCTGAGATTGATCTTATTTGGCGAAAGGAAATGAAGCGACAGCAGAAAACTGTTGAGCTTATTGCCAGTGAAAATTTTGCAAGTGACGAAGTAATGGCGCTATGTGGTTCAGTGTTTACAAACAAATACGCCGAAGGTTATCCTGGTCGTCGATATTATAATGGCTGTGACCACATGGATGAGATCGAAACTTTTGCGATTGAGCAATTGAAATCTCTCTATGGGTGTAAGTATGCTAACGTTCAACCGCACTCTGGTGCTAACGCTAATGCTGCAGTCTTTCAGGCTTTCTTGAGACCTGGCGATCGTATCCTTGGTATGGATCTCGCGAGTGGAGGCCACCTTTCTCACGGTGCACCAGTCAACATGTCAGGTAAGATATATGATGCTGTTTCTTATGGTGTCGATCATAATGGATATATTGATTATGATGAGGTGATGAAACTTGCTTATAATTACAGACCTCGAATGATTATCGCCGGTGCTTCTGCTTACCCTCGTCAGATTGACTGGGAAACATTTAGATTTATTGCTGATCAGGTTGGTGCGCTTCTTATGGTTGATATGGCACACTACTCTGGGCTGATCGCGGCAGGTGTCTACGATAACCCTCTTGAATTTGCAGACATTGTAACAAGCACGACTCATAAAACTTTACGCGGTCCTCGTGGTGGAATCATCTTATGGAATGACTCACAATACACTAAGAAAATTAATAGTGCAGTCTTTCCTGGCACGCAGGGTGGACCACTCATGAATATTATCGCCGCTAAAGCTCAGGCATTTGTCGAAGCTTCTACTCTCGACTTTGAAAAATACGGAGCTCAAGTAATTAAGAATGCCCAGGCGATGGCCGGTGTTTTTAAGGATGCCGGCTTTGATATTTTGACTGGTGGTACAGATAGTCATATCATTCTACTCGATCTTCGAAGGAGTAAATACTCAGGTAGAGAAGCTGCTGACAAGCTCGAAGCTCGAGGGATTACGGTAAACAAAAATGGAGTACCAAACGATCCACGACCATTTATGGAAACGTCTGGTATACGAATAGGCACTGCTGCCGAAACAACAAGAGGACACGATGAGATTTGGTTTGCACATTTAACTAAAAGAATCGTGAAACATTTAAGTGACTGAAGAGCAAAAGAGATTAACCGATCGCGCCAAATGGGAAGATAAGCACCATAGGCAGTTCGATTATAAAGAACAAAAGAAGCGTTGTATGGAGTGTGGCGAAACTGATGGTCGCCATACCTATACTTGTGTTTACTATGATAGAAAATGAGGAATAAATACTATGGCAGGGAAATCTATTATTAGCAAAATGATTGAGCAAAATCGAGTCAAAAAGAAGACTTCGATTGGCAACTCTCCGCGTTCTCGTTGTAACAAAAAAAATTCAACTAAAAAGAAATACAGGGGTCAAGGAAAATAATGTACGAGTATAGAGCAAAGATTAATCGCGTTGTTGATGGTGATACAGTTGATGTAGATATCGATCTAGGATTCGGAGTCGTCTTGTCAGACGAGCGAGTTCGTATCATGGGAATCGACACGCCAGAGTCACGAACGAGTGATAAGGTTGAAAAAGTATTTGGCCTTGCTGCTAAGGATAGACTCAAGTCTTTGCTCGGTAAGACGGCTGTATTAAAAACTCAAGTAGCTAAGGACGGCGAAGATATGAAAGGTAAGTTTGGTCGCATTCTCGGTGACTTTGAAGTCTATGACGCAAAGACCGATGCATGGAGACCGGCTACCGACATTATGATCGAAGAGGGTCATTGTGTTGCATACTTCGGTGGAAGTAAAGAAGAAATTCAAGCAAAGCACATGGTCAATCGAGAAAAGCTTTTGAGAGAGGGGGTTGTATCTCAAGAAGCCTATGAGAAAGCCCAAGCGCTAATGGAGAAAAAGAAGTAATTGGACTGGTGGGAAAACTTTATTATATGGCGTTACGTTAAAGGTTGTCATTGTAAAAGATGTCTCGCCCACGACAATAAATAAATCTAATATTATGTTTTTGATGAAGGAGTTGAAATGGCAAAGCGCATTCTCATTACGGGTGGTGGAGGCTTTATTGCTCACCACCTGATCAATCAGGTACTCATACGAACAGACTGGGAGGTCGTTACACTTGATCGTTTAGATTATAGTGGCAACCTCAATCGTTTGCATGATCTGCTTCAGGAAAGATCTCCTGCAGAGCGAAAGCGAGTACGAACAATCTTTCATGATCTCAAGGCTGAGCTCAATCCTCAGATCGTCGCTGACATTGGTCCTGTCGAATATGTCGCTCACCTTGCAGCGGGCTCTCATGTAGATCGCTCAATTGAACGGCCCATGGAATTCGTAATGGATAATGTCGTAGGTACATGTAACATCCTCGAGTTTGCGAGAAAGCAAAATAATCTTGAGCGATTCATCTACTTTTCGACAGACGAAGTCTTCGGTCCAGCTCCAAACATTTACAAGTTTGACGAGTACGATCGATATAATAGTACGAATCCATACAGTGCTTCGAAGGCTGGTGGTGAAGAACTTTGCGTTGCATTCCAAAACACTTATAAGATGCCCATCTACATTACTCATACGATGAATGTATTTGGCCAAAGACAGCATCCCGAGAAGTTTATTCCTCTGTGTATTCGCAGAGCTCGTGATGGTGATGTAGTTACAATTCATGCCGACGAGACTAAAACTATTCCTGGCTCTCGTCACTATATCCACGCAGAAGATGTTGCAGATGCTACACTCTTCTTACTCAATCATTCACTTACTCTTAAAGCAGAAAACGAGCAAGGGATCAAATGCCCGAAATATAATATCTGTGGAGCAACTGAATTAAATAATCTCGAACTTGCACAAATGATTGCAGCAGCCCAAGGAAAGGAGCTCAAATATGAATTTATGGATTTCCATAGCAGTAGGCCTGGTCACGATTTACGCTACGCACTCAGCGGAGATAGAATGGCATCCCTTGGTTGGACTCCACAGCCCGTCGAAGATCGAATTAACGAAGTCGTGCACTGGACTTTAGCAAATACTCGATGGCTTGAAATATGATTCAGGAAATGCTTGACAACGCTCTGTCGTGGGCTCGTAGTAAACCATCTGACATCAATGAGCATATCGATTTATTATTGGAGCTGGGTGAAGAGTGCTCACACATCACGGAAATGGGGGTCCGTACCGGTGTGAGCACTCGTGCTTTCATGCAAACCAACGCCACTCTTCGATGCTATGATCTCGTATTAAATCCGCGATTAGTTGAAATGTTCGAAGTTCTTCAAAAGGATGGCCGAGATGTAGAATACATTAAAGCTGATGTGCTTGATCTTGACATCGTAGAAACTGACTTGCTCTTTATTGACACGTGGCACGCAGGTGTACAGCTTGAGCAAGAGCTTAAGATTCATGGAAATAAAGCTCGTAAATATATTGCGTTCCATGATACTCATACGTTTGGAACAAGAGATGAGATTCTCGATGGTAGGCCATATCAACTCAGGCCTATCGCTGGCGAAGGATTACTACCTCAAGTGATTCAGTTCGTTATTGATAATCCTCACTGGCGTTTCAAAATCCATAGAACAAACAACAATGGGCTTACAGTACTCGAAAGATGCGGATAATTGATTCCTTTCCATTCTTTGCTCCGACGGGCAAAGAGCTGCTTAAACTACGTGTTGAACTCTATAAAGATATCGTAGATAAATTTATCATTGTTGAGTCAAACAAAACTCACAGTGGTAAGCCAGTTCCTTTTCGTTTCGAAGAAATTGCAACGGAACTTGAGCTACCACTCGAAAAAATTATCTACATTCCACATCACATACCCGATACGCCATATCTCGAAATCCTTGATATTGATCGAGCAAACGCTGCACACAATAAAGATAATGAAGCGAGCGTGCAGGCGCGTGCCCGCGAGCGCCTGCAGAAAGATGCTGTTATGCAAGCACTTTACATGTTTAATGACAATGATGTAGTCATATATGGTGATGCCGACGAGATCATTGATCCAAAGCATATTCGATGGGTGTCTAATGTCGTCACTCGTGATACTCTAAAATATGATGTGCTTATGAGAATCCCACTTGTGTTTTTACAAGGAAGGGCCGATCTACGTACATGGGATATATCAAGAGATAATTGGTATCCATGGAACAAGGCCATGTTTATTTCGACTAAAGCTCAGATTATGAAATACAAAATAAGCAATCTGAGATGTGGTAATTGCTATCCGCTCAAAACTACTTGGCCGCACTCTCACGGTCAAGCGATTCCAGACATGGGTTGGCACTTTGCTTGGATGGGCTCCGGCGAAACCCGCAAAATCAAAGCACAATCTTTTGCTCATGCTCACGACAAGTTTAAAGAGATGAACTATGAGCAAGGACTCGAAGATAAGTCATATCAAACATGGCTAATGCAAGCGGTACCCGAAGCTGGGAAGCAGGCTCCAAGTGGCAACTCAAATCATTTCCTCAAAAATTATCCTCATGAAAACCTGCCAAGCCTCGTCTTTACAAATGAGATGATTTCGAACTTCTTGCTGCCCTACGAGCCTCCAACCCTTTAGTTATATCCATATAACAAAATGATCTAAAAATGGTAATATTTACGGTTTACTTTTGCCAAAACCTGTGGTAGAATGGTCCTGTAAATTGGAAAAACCACTGAGGAAATGATTATGCTGTCTTTTGAAACCCTTCGCAATGCTACTGAAGCCGCTCAGGCTGAAGCAATTGCTTACTTCAACGAGTATGGTGAACATCCCCTGAATTGTGGATTTGCTTGGGTTGAAGTGAAAGGTATTCGTGGCAATAAAGCCAAAATGCTTAAGGAAGCAGGTTTTAGTAAAAGACTTTCTGGTCCTGGCTTGTACACTTGGAATCCGGCTAATATCAACACTCAAGATATGAGTGTAAAAATGGCTGGTGCAGAAGCTTATGCCGAAGTCCTTCGGGATGCTGGTATCCCTGCCGAAGCTCATTGTCGATTGGATTAAGAGAGAGATTAAAGCTATGGAAAATACTTATTGGAATGGTACTGGAACTTGGCAGGATCTGTCTGAGAAATTGGAAGAATTCGTGCCTGCAATGGGCGAGTGTGAGAACAAGAAAGTCGAGCGATTCCGCAAGGCTTCTAATGCTTACTACGATATCTTCAACAACGGCGGTTGTAATCGTGGTCCATCGATCGGCAAGTTCTTTCCTGGCGTAATGGCAGAAATTAACGAGTCTTATCGCTATCGTAGCAATCCCAACTGGGATTACATCCATCGAATCGTTGAGCCAAAGATGGACGAGATCATTCTCGAGACTGCAAAAAAAGTTGGTCTTAGGGGTTGACATATGCACCCAGCTATGGTAGAATAGCTTTTGAACTGGTGGGAATAGGCCACGGCGCTCCGAGAGCATGACGGTAACGAACCACCAGTTCTCTTTTTATTATGAATAGAGTCGGCGCTTTTTCAATAGCCGGCAAGGGGACGAGTGACACGGAGGTGAGCCTGCCGTACACCCCCGAAAAATGGAAAATTGAGAACCGTGTCACTCACTAATATAGAACTCTATCACTGTTGACCTGCCCATCGACGGATGAGGGGGCATCACTGCGCTGGGGTTCTTCCTAATTGGAGACTTTGCAATGACAATGCATTTATTGAAAGGCTACTCTTCTCTTAATACTCGTAAGCCAACAGTCAAACTTACAAAGGCAAAACTTGCTGAGCTTGAAATACAATGGCGAGCTCATAACAAACTTATGCGCCAAAAGCATCTTCACGATAGCCAGTATAAAACACTGGAAGAATATATAGACTATGCCTTTGGGAAAGTTAAACTTAAAAAGGAATTTAAACCCTATGAGACGACAAATAAGGCGTACACGCGCGCAACACCAAACTACCCTTCGGCAGACAGCGCGCAGAAGAGAGGCCTTACGTCTCAGCAAACAACAAATCCAACGCCCCGCAGAGAGCCCCAAAAGTATACAGGCACTCTAGTGAAAGGTATTAGCACCATGCATAAATCAAACGCGGTGCCTATCATTGACGAAAAAGAAGCAAAAGATCATGCTAGCATGAGGCGTTAAGTCTAAGAGGATTTCACTTGAAGTACTTAACACTTGCTACATCGATAGCTATAGCATCCGTCGCCGCATATTTTAGTATCGTAGGTTTAGCTACTATATTCTCAGGCGCATTCCTGTCGGTTGTAATCATGGCTGGCATTCTCGAGGTTGGTAAACTCGTATCTGCTGCCTGGTTACATTATGAATGGAATCGTGTCAATTATCTCGTCCGCACTTATTTTAGCTTTACTATTTTCGTACTCATGTTTATTACGAGCATGGGTATTTTTGGTTATTTGTCAAAAGCTCACATTGAGCAATCCGTGAAGGTTGGAGGTAATAATGAATTACAAATCACTAACTTGGAGCGACAGATTGGAAGGCAGCAATCAATCATTACTGATGCAGAAACGGTACTCTCGCAATTGGATTCGCAAGTCGCCACCCTCATCGAATACGACAGGATTCGTGGTCCTTCAGGTTCGATTGCAGTTCGCCAAAGTCAATCGGAAGAGAGGAGTCTTCTCAACCAAACGATTGATGATGCGTACGTTCGCATTGATGGACTCCAAGAAAGTCTCACGCCGCTCAAGCAAGAGCAACTGGCTCTCGAAGTCGAGGTTGGTCCTTTAAAATACATTGCTGAGTTAGTCTACGGAGATGAAGCTCGAACATATTTTGATGAAGCTGTACGTGGTGTTATCATTCTTATCATTTTTGTATTTGATCCACTTGCAATCATGCTTCTTATCGTATCGACAGGTATGTTTAAACGAGATCGTGAACAAATGAATCCACTCGTAGATGAAGAACAAATTATGCGAATGGATGCAAAAGAAGAACCCATCGATTGGGACCGAGCACCACCCAGACCGAAGAAGTCAGAACCAATGAAACGGTGGTTCGACGAATCGTCAACTAAAGAAGACTCCAATAATAATGAAAAGAAAAAGCGAGGACTAACTACTGTACTAAAACGAAGACCTATTTGATATGAAATACTTGATCTCTTTTATTTTAGCAGCGACGGCGTATCTAGCATTCGCCGATAACTCACTCAATCTGACGGAAGAAGAATATTGTCTTGCGCTCAATATCTACCACGAGGCCCGATCAGAAAATCTGGCTGGAATGTATGCTGTATCAGATGTTGTGTTGAATAGGGTTGATGATAATAGATACCCGAACACGGTTTGCGATGTAGTATATCAAGCTGTTTATTCAAAGTGGTGGTTAGAAGAAAGAGGCAGGAAAGTGCCGATACGAAATAGGTGCCAATTCAGTTGGTATTGTGACGGTAAATCAGATGATCCTGCTGATGAAGATGCCTGGTATCAGTCTCAGTTAGTGGCTTCTCATATTTTGAATAAAAACATTTATCGGGGGATTACCGAAGGGGCAACACATTATCATGCCACTTACGTTGATCCATCTTGGAGACATAGGTTTGCTTCTACTGGAAGAATAGGGTCGCATATTTTCTATCGGGCAGATTGATAAATATCTCTATTGTAATGATGGAGAAAAATGATGGTAATAGCTGGTGTGGACTACAGCCTAACAAGTCCGGCAATATGCGTACACCATGGTGATGAATGGAAATATGAAAACTGTCAATTCCACTTCTTCAGAAAGAAAAAGCAAACCGATGGTGGCGAATTCGTTGGATATGACTACCCAGAATGGGTCAATGATCAAGACAGATACGAAAAACTCTCAGCCTGGTCACTCGACGTTATGTTCTTTAATGACGTATCGAAGGCATATATTGAGGGATATGCATTTGGCGCTGTTGGGCGTGTATTTAATATAGCTGAGAATGGTGGTTACCTAAAACAGCGATTATGGTTATGTGGTATTCCATTTGAGGTTCCTGCCCCAACCGTAATCAAGAAATTCGGCAGTGGTAAAGGTAATGCCAGTAAAGAATTGATGTATGAATCATTTATTGCTGAAACAGGGGTTGACATTCGAGCTAGACTTGATATAATATCAACTAAAAATTGGAACCCCATCAGTGACATCATTGATGCTTATTACATAGCTAAATACGGCTTTTTTGAGGAAAAAACAGATAATGATACTAATCTTTAATGGACCACCTGGCACTGGTAAAGATGAAGCGGCAAATTTCTTCTGCGATAGATTCGATTTCGAACATTTAAGTTTTAAGAAACAGCTCTTCAAAGAGACCATCAAATATTTTGGTGTGAAAGAAGATTGGTTTATGGACGGTTATAATGACCGTACCAAAAAAGAAGTAAGAGAACTGGCTCTTAAAAATCATTCTCGTCGAACAGCAATGATTCATACCTCCGAAGAAATAATTAAACCCACAAAGGGCAAAGATTATTTCGGTAAGATGGTAGCAGAAGAGATCGACACGAATCGCAACTATGTAATCAGTGATGGTGGATTTGTAGAAGAGCTACAACCCATCATCGATAAGGTCGGTGCAGAAAATATGGCAATTGTTCAGCTGACCAGACAGGGTTGCAGTTTTCAGAATGATTCTCGTAGATACTTTAATGGCAAATTCTTCGGTGAGACCAACGAGATTGTCATTAATTATGAAACTGAAATCGAAGATGATTTCGTCCTAGAAATGCCTGCATCAATTTTGACCTATCGTATACATAATAATGGGACAATAAGAGACTTCTTTCAAAGCCTCATTAGTATTGAGTACAGACTTAACTGGGTTGATAGGTTGAATAAGGCACTTATTAATCACCCCATACGTGGAGAAAAGGTAACATTATGAATTATGATGATTTGAAAGGAACACTGCTTGAAAATGTTTGTATCGTTGATTTCACCAAAGTAAATGGTGAGAACCGATTGATGAAATGTACCCTTAAGCCAGATCAAATCCCCGAAACGACTACTACAGCAACCACTACTGGAGGTTTTTCTCCGGCACCGGTGAATGAGAGCGTCATGGCTGTTTGGGATTTGGAAGCAAATGGCTGGAGGTCTTTTCGAGTAGAGAATATGAATTCGATTAAAATTGTGGAGTAAAATATGAGCGTTGTATACAAAGGTGAAGTGATTAACACCGAACTTTCTAAAAATTCTAACGGTGGTACCGAAATGATGAGACAGCGTCTCGTCGATAATGTCAATCCTGACTATCTAGGTAAGGTTGCCATTCACCTTTCACGCACCCGAGAAATGTATGATGATGTACCTAATATTTTATGGTGCCATGATCTTGCAGAAGACCCAGAAAACCGTGTATTGGTCGACGGTGGTTGGCAAAAATTTGACCGACTGATTTTCGTATCTGCTTGGCAACGAGACCAATATATCATTCGATATGGTATCCCATATTCTCGCTGTGTGGTGATTCACAACGCCGTAGAAAAGGAATATGCTCCTCGTGAGAAAGATCAGGAGACGATTCGCTTCGTTTATCATACAACACCCCATAGAGGTCTAGAGCTTCTCGTACCCGTATTCGAAGCGTTGGCTAAAGAATTCACCAACATACACCTAGATGTATATTCGTCGTTTGGTATTTACGGTTGGGAATCTCGTGACGAACCCTACAGGGAACTATTTGATAAGATCGAATCTCACCCACAGATGACCTATCACGGTGCGGTAGACAACGCCACAGTCTTGGAGGCACTTGATAAGGCACATATCTTCTTATATCCTAATATTTGGAAAGAGACCTCTTGCATTGCGTTGATTGAAGCAATTAAGAGTCAGGTAATTTGTATCCACCCGAATTATGGTGCTCTAGCAGAGACCTGTGCTAATGCAACAATCACTTATGATTTCAAAGAAAATAATAACGAGCATGCGAACTATGCTTATTCTGTAGCAAAGCAATTGGTACAGGTCATGAACAATGACGAGAATTACTTCACGAGATTTACCTATTCAGATAGGTTTAATCTTGCCCGTAACAGCATCGCCTCTTTTAAGACAATTTGGGATGCAACACTAGCAAATGTAATTGCTGAATACGAGAAAAATGTCGGATAAAAATGTAATTCCATTCCCCAAGATTAAGCTTGATGCTCCACCCCAATCGGCTGAAGAGGTTCAAGCTCAGATCAGACAATACAAAGAAAGTTATGCTACCGAAGTGGCAGATATTCTTTGGCAAAGTGTAATCAATGAGTTGGGTCGAGCAGGATGTGACTTTGAAAAAGATATGGATGCCTTTTACCCTTCCATGATCCTCATTTTAGAATCTATTCGATCGCTGCATTTACAGGCAAGTGGGATTGAACATCCACTTCAAACATTTGCAACTGAAAATATTACCGTCGAAGAAATCACAGAAAAAATGGTTGACATTGATGACGAAATAGATTAAAATAAGAGATTCAAATTAAACTATGGTATTAAATTATGGCTATTCTTGTAGACTACAATCAGGTGATGCTAGCCTCTCTATTTGCTAGTATTGGTAATCACCACAACATCGACCTCGATGAAAATCTCATTCGACACATGTTTCTTAATTCTTTGCGAATGAATCGTAAGAAGTTCTCAGAGGAATATGGCGAGATCATTATCTGCGCAGACAATAAGAATGTCTGGCGTCGAGATTATTTTCCCTATTACAAGGCAAATCGTAGAAAGAACCGAGATGAGTCCGACCTAGATTGGAACGCTCTTTTCGAATGTCTTCATAAGATCAAGGCAGAACTAGACGAGTTCTTTCCCTATAAAGTCATTGATATTGAACGATGTGAGGCTGATGATATCATTGGTACCATCATTCACGAAGAAGGTACCGAACTCAATACTGGTTCAGAAAAGTTTCTTATTCTATCTGGTGACAAAGACTATATCCAGCTTCAGAGATATGCAAATGTCGACCAATACAACCCAGTAATGAAAAAGTGGGTGAGACATGATAATCCAGATAAATATCTTAGTGAACACGTTCTGAAGGGTGATGCCGGTGACGGTGTTCCGAATGTGTTGATGAATGATAACTGTTTGGTTGTCGGTGATAGGCAAAGACCTATGACTAAGAAAAAACTGGCTGATTATTCGAACCCAGATAATATGCCGGAAGAAGTATTGAGGAATTATGAGCGCAATCGATTGATGATTGATCTCGGTCAAATCCCTCAAGAGTACAAAGATCAAATTATAGATGAATACCGTAAAGATAAAAATGTCGGTAGAGAACAATTATTTAATTATTTTATTAAACAGAAATTGAAGAATCTACTCACAGATATACAGGACTTTTAATTATGGCTGTACGATTATCAATCTCAGAAATCCTAAACAAGGTTTCGGAGATAAAAACAAAGAGTGAAAAGATCAAATGGCTACAGTCGTATGATTGTATACCACTACGCTCAATTTTGCGACTAACGTATGACAAAGAAAACGTTAAATTTTTGCTCCCTGATTCACCCCCTCCGTGGAAGAAAAATAATATGGAGGAAGGTACAGAGGGTTTGCTGTACAAAGAAACAAGACGACTTCGCATTTTTGTGAAGGGTGGTGGCTATGATGATTTGAATCAGGTAAAACGAGAATCACTATTCATCAGTCTTTTGGAAGATCTCAATGACGACGATGCAGATCTTTTGGCAAACCACGTTATATCTCAGAAACCGATTAAAGGGTTAACCGAAAAGACTCTGGTAGAGGCTTTTCCTGATATTTACAGGAGCAAGATAGGATAATAAAATGGCTAAGCGGTTCAAAAACTTCCGTGAAGGATACGACAATGAATGGGGTGATCAGCACGAAGATCGCCGTCGTGAAAAGCGTAAGAATCACGATAAGAAAATGAAACGTCGAAGACGCAGAGACGAGAAAGTTTTCAATTTTAAAGAATTTAATGACCAATAAGTGTTGACAACTGCTCATTTCTGTATTATAATTACAGAGTTAAATTGATTTTTTGGAGATGTTATGAGCAATATTGCCGACAAGGTTATTCTTGTTGACTGCGATGGTGTTCTGCTAGACTGGGAATATGCTTTTGACCAGTGGATGAAGCGACACGGATACCACAAAGAATTCGATTCAGTCTACGATATGGCTGTTTCATATAGCATGAAGAGAAAGGATGTAAAGCGCCTAATCCGAATGTTCAATGAATCAGCCACAATTCGAAGACTCCCACCCCTCAGAGATGCTATCAAATACGTCAAAAAGATGCATGAAGAACGAGGTTATGTATTCCATGCAATTACCTCTCTGAGTAATGATGAGTATGCTCAACACCTTCGAACTAAGAATCTGTGTGAATTATTCGGCCCTACTGTATTTGAAAAGTATATCTACCTAGATACAGGTGCAGATAAAGATAAGGCACTAGAAGAATACAAAGATTCTGGCTGTCTCTGGGTTGAAGATAAGATTGCAAATGCCGAAGTCGGACGTGATCTAGGTCTAAGATCTGTCCTAATGAAACACGGCTTTAATGAAGATTATGTGTCAGACGACATACCTCTAGTTGAAAATTGGGCGGATCTCTATTACAACTTTATATAAATAAATCCATATATGGAGAAATGATGCCAATCTATACTTTTAGAGACAAAGAAACTCTAGAGTCCTTCGATAAGATAATGTCTTATTCGGAGAAGCTCACCTTCCTTGAAGAAAACCCCCACCTCGAATCCATTATTACTTCTGCGCCGGGAATCGGTGACCCGGTCCGTCTGGGGCTTCGTAAGCCGTCAGATAGTTTTCGTGATGTCCTCAAAAACATTAAATCCCACCACCCGGGATCAAGAAACGTAAAAAGTACAATAAATGACTTCTAAGGAGGTTTCATGGCCAAACAAGCTCGCCGTATGTCCAGAAAGGAAAAGCGGAGACAGGACAGGGAATTTAACCACGTTGTAAATAATAAATTTTCAATGAGGAAAATTGAGCCAATCACCACTACACAGGAGGAAATGTTTGACAGTTATCGAAATGACAGAAACATAGCAGCAATTGGTACAGCAGGAACAGGAAAAACCATGTGCGCAATGTACCTTGGTTTGACCGACGTTCTTACTCAACCAGAATATGAAAAACTTATAGTTATTCGATCAGCTGTACAAACCCGCGAACAAGGTTTCATGCCTGGTTCCAAGGCTCAAAAAGAAGCAGTATTCACAGTTCCCTACGCCGATATTACAAATGACCTATTTCAAAGAGGAGATGCTTGGGAAATACTAAAACAAAAACGTATGGTAGAATTCATGACCTCATCCTTCGTAAGAGGATTGACGTTTGATAATTCTATTATCGTTGTTGATGAGTGCCAATCTATGACCTATCACGAGCTTGATAGTATCATTACACGAGTTGGTGAATCATCGAAAATCATCTTCTGCGGAGATACATTTCAGGATGATTTGGCCGGTTCACGAAACCGAAACGATATAACCGGATTGCCTGAGTTTATCAAGGTACTGAATAGAATCGACTCGTTCGATATCGTCAATTTCGGTGTTGAAGATATTGTAAGATCAGGTTTGGTTAAGGAATATATACTAGCAAAGGAGAGTTGTAGCACCTATCTTAGGGCAGCATAGAGCATAGACGAATGAAATCATGGCGAACGCAAACGCAATTATAGAATATGAGCTTACTTCCAGCAACGATAAGTACATTGAGAGAGACACGTTCCCACACGAATCTCACAATGAGTTTCCTGCTGTTTATGGTAATGAGGATTTCATTTTTGAACTAACCTTTAATGGGAGAGTTCTGCTCGCAAATACGGCTGGTGGTACCCCGGTTGAACCATTTACTTTTAATGTTTTGACTGGGGAACCACTAGACCCTTCTCAAACAATTCGAATTGATCTAAGTCCAACTCCAGGTGGTGGTTATGAAACTGTAACCACTGACGTTGTGGCATATTGGGATGATTTCACAAATACAGATTTCGTTAATGGTGTTGCGAATACCTTCCCGGGTGCATCCGGATTTTACGGTAACATCACAGTCTATAATCACAAGATTCGATGGGAAAATGTGCAGTGGGCAAATTGGACTCAGCCATTTGATCTAGGATTTTTTAATTCTGCTACCAGTAATTTCTGGGATACATATAACGCAAATAACTACCCAGAGCAGATAGTAATTTACGCAGATTATAACGGTAACGCAAACCTCAATATCAGTTACACTACCACGGAACCGAATACTGCACCTTATTTCATACCTCCCACCTCTGATACTACAGTCGGTGGTGCTAACTCTTATGATATACCTACTGGGAAAATAACTAGAATAGAGGTGTTGAATCCCTATCCAGTTCCACCAGAAGAACAGCCTTCCGATTTTTATGGTGTGCCGTATTTGGAAAATGACCACCCTGCAGCTCTAAGAGCAGAAGCAATAGATAATTTATTTCCCAATCCAGCAACTTACGACGTTGATCCAGAAACTGGAATTGCTAATTATAATCGATATTTCAATAAACCACCTGCACCAGCATGGATTGCTGCACCGAATACACCCACATTTACATTTACCCAAGTCGATGGGCCCAGAAGGGATGATCAGAATAATCTGGTAACTGGTGTTGATATGCTAGCATCAGTAAGGATATGGCGATATAGCGAATATGGTGATGGTTCACCTATAAACCCTCCTGTTGGTTCGCAGCACGATGATGGAAATTATTATGAATGGTTTGGTGCAAAACTCAATCTTTTAGACGGTGGAAAAAATTACGCCATAGGCGATACCTTTGAAATGACGATGAATAATCCTAATACAAGTTTGATTACTTCTGATATACCACTAAGGTGGGTTGTCAGAGATATCGAAGCTCCATTTGAAACAGCAAATGTAAACTATATTAGCATTGTTTCCAAACCAAATTATGTGGATGTAACAGTCGATGGAGCTCAACAAGGTGCTAACAGTGTTGTAAGATTTGTAAAGAACACCACGAAAATCTGGCCCGAAGAGAAGTACATATTCCAGACATATGCAAATTCGGTATTCGAAGCATCTGCTACCACCTCAGCAAATGTTGAATACGATAACGCAAACACTTTTTATAATACTGCTGATCCCGCCGATACTGCAGTATTGAGAGAATGGGTTTCACCAGATGACGAAAGACAGAATCGTACTTCAGCAGAAGATTGGTACTACATATTTGAAATGAATGTTGGTGATGGTGTAAACACTCTAGTCGAAGACCATATCGTCACATTTCTACAGCGACATTATTGGTCTACCAAACCTGGTAAGGGCATTTTCGAAAATGTAATTGACGACACACCCCAAGCAAATGGAACATTTGAAGACTTGTATGCCCCAACGATATCGCAGGTACAGCAAGACTATTATTTGTTTGCGAATACATATAATGAAATGATTCGAAACGCAGAAGACCTTTTTGGAGAGCAAGAATGACCCCAGCGGCAAGATTTGGAGATCAAGTGGCAACGGGAACACCTGCAACACACGGTTGTTCTTTAACATCTACGATCGCCACAAATGTAATACCTACCGTATTGATTGAAGGTTCCGCGGCTGCAATTGTGGGATCTGTTACTGCCATACATGGTATTAAGGTGGGTAGTAGTTGTGTACCTCATACTGGTACCGTAAATGCTGGATCTTCTAAGGTCTTCATTGCTGGATTTCCTGCTGCAAGAGTTGGCGATCTGGTTGAGACTGATGGTGCTATTATTACTGGTGCGGCAAAGGTACTGATGGGATGACACCTCAGCAAATTTCGGATTATAAAATGAGATGGATGCGAGAAACAGCAGTAGAAGTACCCATTCACTCAGACCTCGAATCGGTTTGTAAAAACTGGTGTAAAGAAAACCTCAATCAGTGGCAATGGAAGCTTACTGAATGGACTAATGTTTATGAACACACGATTTACTTTGAAAATGAGCTCTTTGCTAGAGAGTTCAATAAATGGGTAGCGTGGTATTATTTGGAGAATGAACTATGATTGATGTAATTACTTTGAAATTGAATTCTGGTGAAGAGGTAATCGGCCGATACGAAGGCAAGACACCAGAACAAAATATCATCTTAAAGAAACCTGTCTGTCTGGCTCCCGGGCAAGAAGGTTTTGGAATGATCCCTTGGATTATGAGTGCTGATGCTGATCAGGTAGAAATTAACCGTAATTCAGTTATCGGCCAGGCGGATACGATTGAAGAGATTGCTAAGAAATATCTTGAGGTTACCTCAGGTATTGCTCTCGCCTCTTGACACCCACCCAGTGACATGATATAATGTCACATTGAATTAAGGTTATATTATGTTTACACATCACGACCATGGCGTTGTTCTACCGACTCTGACTCGAAAAACGACCGAAGAAGGTAGAAGATATTTCACCCCAGATGGATCTGCTTATCCGTCAGTAACGACGGTTCTCGGTATCCTGAGCAAACAAGCTATCATAGAATGGAGAAAGAGGGTAGGGGAAGAAGAGGCGAATCGAATCTCCCGACAAGCATCTGGTCGTGGTACTGCTGTACACAAGCTTTGTGAAGACTACCTCAATAATGAAGAAGATTGGAAAGGCAAACATCAGCCTGCAAATCTCTTCATGTTCAATACGCTGAAGCCCGTGTTAGACGAAAAAATAAATAATATATGGTTTCAGGAAGTTTATCTTTATAGTGATAAATTGAAGACTGCTGGCCAGGTTGATTGCATTGCAGAGTTCGAAGGTGAACTCTCAGTAATTGACTTTAAAACATCGAGACGCGTAAAGAAAGAGGATGGAATCCTCGGTTATTTTCTTCAGGTCTCTTTTTATGCCGCAGCCTTTTATGAGATGACAGGCATCCCGATCCGTCAGGGTGTCATTCTTATTGCTGTAGATGACTCTGAGCCTCAGGTATTTAAGTTTAACACTTATGATTACCTTGAACATTTTGTACAGGTAAGAAAAAAATATAGGGCTCTTTATGAAGACAAAACCGCGGTACATAATAATTGATTATAATAGAGGCGTATTTTTAGGAACCTATTCCGATGAAGATGTAGGGACCGATAGTGATCCAGATAAGCGATATGCCCTATTTGCCAATAATAACCCTTTCTATATCACCAGAGCATGTTCTTTTAGATCAGCCAATATGGCTAGAGCTTACATAGAAGATGTCTTCCCGCAACCCAGGTGGCACGATCTAGCAGCGATGCCCGTGGACTCAGATGATGAGTATCCAGATGTGATTGATATCATCAAATCTGGCTATGGCGATCATGTATACGATATGCTAGACGGCTTGTTCGACACACCGGACAATCCCACCATCCACTGATTCTTATAACAAAAAGTTCTAAGAATATTCCAAAATAATCTAAAAATACCCGAAAAAGGTGTTGACTCTGGAAGCATAGCCCCTTATAATGGTCTCAGAAATTAGAAATGAGACCAAATTATGCTGAAATATGAAAACACTGCTGAGATCGGAGACGTCATCAAGGCTTATGATTTCGAGCCTGTTGAAGGTCGTCCCGATGCTTATCTTGTGGGTCGGGTCATTCGTAAAGGACCTGTCTACGTTGAGATTGAACCGGGCCGTAAGGCCTACGTCTGTGACGGTTACACCGTTTGCGTGACAGATTCTGTGTCTGGTTCTGATAAGCTTGACAAGAATCGAATCGGTAGAGAAATGTATGTCCCCTATGAAACAGCCATTTGGGATTATGATGGACGAGTGGAGGTAGTAGCCTAATGAGAAAATATACAGTTAAAGTTTGGGAAGATGGTTGTGGTTCGTTTACCTTTAAAGGAATCGAGGCTTCAAATAAGAATGAAGCCTGCCAAGAAGGTATCGAAGTCTACAAGATCTTTGCTGAAGACCTTGAAATCAAAACCCTTAACGCTACTGCAACTTTGGAGAGAGTATAAATGTCAATGTACGATTGGCTTCAGGATCGAATTGATACCACGGGTGTCAAGCTGTACGACTTTCGTAACAAAGCTATTCAGACTATCACCCTTCAATCTGGTACTGATTTACCGACTAGGAGTCAAATGTTTTGTCGGTTGCAAAAGACTGTTGAGCTTCGTAATGAACTGAACGAGGTAATTGAAAACCTCGAAAAACTCTTAGATGGAGAATATAATGGTAATCGAAAAAGCTAAAGAGAAGATGGATGCAATCCGCATTGCTGAGAGCTGCATGAATTCGGTTTTGACCGTCAACCCAAATGCCTTTGAAATGAAGGTGTTTGCAACCCTTGCTGAGTTAAAGATGGATCTGCTTGACGCCCTCGACGAAGAATTTGAAAAAAGTTTCAAATAAATTGAAAAAAGTGTTGACAAAGTTGTTTTCATTTGATATAATTACTCTGTAATTTGATGATTGAGAAGGAAATTTGATATGGCATACGTTAGTCAAGAAATGAAAAAGAAGTTGGCCCCTGGCATCAAGGCCGTCCTGAAAAAATACGGAATGAAAGGGACCGTTGCTGTCAAGAATCATATGAGTCTGGTCTGTAACGTAAAGAGCGGACCCCTTGATATTTTGGGTGCCCTTCCTGTCAGTGAATATGGTCCCCGTGACTATGTTCAAGTCAACCCCTACTGGATCGAAGAAAACTATGATGATCCTAAGGTTGTCTCTTTCTTAACTGAACTAAAGGATGCCCTTGAAGGTCCTGATTTCTTCTGCAATGACGATATCATGACTGACTATTTCCACCGAAGCCACTACATCGACATCAACGTCGGACAGTTTGGCAAACCCTATGTTTTGGAGGCTTAAGATGACCGACTTCTATACCTTGGCTCAAGACCTTCAAGAGTGCAAGAACGACAAACAGCTCTTGAAGGTTGTTCAAGATATTATGAAAAACAAGGCCAAGTATGGCTTGGACGAAGACCAACTTAACAAGCTTGAACAAATCGGTATTCGACGATATGATCAGCTTGAACGTGAACGTCAATTCATGTTTCGAAATAAGAAGTGGGGTAATTAATATGGAAAACCTGGACGGCCTCTACAATGACCTTATTTGCCTCTGCGAGATTCGTGGAGAGTTGTCCCCCGAAGATAATGCAAAGGTAGAGGCTCGCATTTCTGAACTGCGCAAGCAAATCGCAAAAATTGAAGAAACTTTAAATTAAGAGGAAATTTAGTTATGGCACATAATCTTGAAATCGTTAATGGTGAGGCTCAAATGGCCTATCGTCTTTCTTCTGGTGTACCCTGGCACGGAATGGGTGTACCTGTGAATGATGACATGACTCCACGAGAAATGATGGTCGCTGCTGGTCTTGACTGGGAAGTCGAAAAGGTAGACACCTTTATTCGCTATCGTGGCGACAACCAGAAGACCGGACAACAGGCTCTGGTACGAAGCACCGATGGCAAAATCTTGACCATGGTTGGCGAAGGTTGGAATCCTTGCCAGAACGAAGAGGCGTTTGAGTTCTTTTCTGAATTCGTCTCTAATGGTGATATGGTAATGGATACTGCTGGATCCCTACAGGACGGTCGACTTGTTTGGGCTGCAGCCGATGTAAAAGATGGATTCGAGCTATTCGGTGGTGATGAGGTCAAGGGTTATCTCTTGTTCTCAAATCCGCATCAATACGGTAAGAGCATCGACGTCAAATTTGTCATGACCCGAGTCGTTTGTAATAATACTCTGACTATGGCTCTCACCGAGAAAGGGATGCCTGCTGTCCGACTCTCTCACCGTACAGAATTTGATGCTGAGAAGGTCAAGACGCTTCTGGGTATTTCACACACTCGTGTTGAACAGTTCAAACAGGCAGCTGAATTCCTTGGTTCCAAGCGCTACACCAACGATTCGTTCCAGAAGTTCCTTGCAAAGGTCTTTGGTGAATCTACTAAGGAAAACAAAACACTCAGTCGTACTGCTGAACGTGCACTTGAGATCGTCGATACTCAACCAGGAGCAGAGTTCCGACCAGGCACTTGGTGGAATGCATACAATGCAGTTACCTATCTGACCGATCACGAACTGGGTCGAAACGCTGACAACCGTACTGCATCTGCATGGTTCGGTGCAAACGCAAAACGTAAATTGGATGCATTGAACACGGCTGTAGAAATGGCAGAGGTTGCTTAAGCAACCTCTCTACCTCACACACACCATAGGAGTAGATTATGAAATTTTTTAAAAGAACCGATGCTTATGTTGGCACATTCGACGTTGAAAGTGTCGACGATATGATTGAAATTGAAAAGATTCGTCGGGTTGTTCGTAATCTAAACAAGACGCTGAAAGAGTCTGGTGCTGTTGACTCCTCTGGTGATCCTATTCGTTATCGTCTTTGCCTGAAAGGAAGAAAGCCTAGAATTCCCATGTACAACAAAAAGACTAAGCGAATGGTAAAATATACGGCCTTTGGTGATATCCCAGGTGGTATTGCTAATGCACAATCAATTGACGCATATTTACATCGCAGATATTAACCGTCAAAAAATTTACATTCTGGGGCCTTTAGGGCCCCTTTTTAGTATGAATAATGATAGGTGTGTCAAATAGTTGACATATTTTCATTGACTAACGAGGGCAAACGAGGGTTTATTCATGGGTGGATATGCTCTGTTATAAATAGCCTTGAGATTTGTATATTGATTAAGGTATAATATGAAAACTAATATTTTGCTTTTTGTTATTTTGCTCCTAGGCTTTTCTTCTAGTCCATATGCACAAGAAGAAACACCAGATCCGATAGATGATGTGATCAGATCAGAGGCGACGACCACCAGTACAGTGACAACGAATGGTAATACAACTACTACTCTAAAATCACCTCCTGCTAGTGCAATATCCCCAACGATCAACACATCGAATTCCGACCTCTGTACATTTGGAGTTGCTGGGGCAATACAAACACAGATTCTTGGTGTATCTACGGGAACACAATTTACTGATGAGAACTGTGAAAGATTAAAGAACGCTAAGACTCTTTATGATATGGGAATGAAGGTCGCTGCCGTTTCTTTGATGTGTCAAGACAAGAGAGTCTTTGATGCGATGATGAATGCAGGAACTCCCTGCCCATATGATGGTTTAATCGGCCAAGAGGCAAAAGCAGCTTGGAAGGTAAATGCTCAAGACGAACCTCTTGCTGAGGGCGAAAAGGGTAAAAAGGAGGAACTGGACGTTGATCAAAAGACACTCATGGCCGCTGGTGGGGTTGCTGGTTTGCTTCTTCTGCTTGTCTTACTCTGAGAGCACTAGGGCACAATCAACTCAAACTGTCTACGGCATCACTCAAAACGCTGCCAATCCTGGTTTGAATTGGGTGATGACGAATGTTCTACCTCAGCAAGCTGGACTGACTGTAGGTAATGTAATCTATCAGTATACCACCGTAAAGAACACCGAAGATGATATGGTGGTCTACGTCCAAAACGAAGATGCACAAAATGAAGGACAATACATTTTCCGCGAGGCAGATGATTGGTCTGGATTACCATCTAACTCTATTCGAAAAGTTGTATCCGTAGGTGGTATCCCAATTGATCGCTGGGGTGATGGTTCGATTGAAGTAGAGGGTAAAGGTTCGGTTACAGACCCCTCAGTCCTTTACACCTACCAATATGATCCATGTTTTGACCCACAGACCAGCCCCGACTGTCCAGGCTATAAACAGCCCTTTGTTGCGATTGAAGAACCAGATCCTTACAATGCGCTTGATGAAGACTACGTGCAGGACGAGATCGATAGAAAGGCTGTAATGAAAGATGAAGATCAGGAAGACAGAGATCGTCGAAGGGTCGAGGCAAAAGAAGAGATTAAAGAAAATTTAGAAAAGATTTTGGGCACCGGCAATAATACTGATATTGCTGCAGCCTCAAATCTACTTCATTCACAGCTAACAATGCTTGATTTCATGCCAACGAGTTATTATGAAACAATACCCGGAGGTGAGTACGTCGAGACTGTAGAATTAAAAGATTCGGATTTGCCAGATAATACTTCTGGTAGAAGAGCACAATTTGCGCAAGAATTACTTCATGAGGAATTAGTGAATTTACAGTATGAGAATAAAACAGAAAAATAAAAATAAGGAGAACTGTATGTTCAAACAAATCGGCATTGCTATTCTGGCCGCTTTTTCAACTGTTGCAATTGCAGAGGACGTCAACATTACTGGTACGGTAGAATCAAAATGTCTTGTTGTGACTGATACAGTTGGTATCTACGGAAACCCCACACCCAACCTGTTGACTACAGATGGTACAAATGGTGGTGTTAAACCAATCGTTCGATATGATGTAATCATTGCTGACTACTACAAAGCAAGAATTACTCATCCCATTTCGTTTTCCGAAAGCCCTACATTGAGTGATGTTGTTACCTGGACTGGTAGTACCTCGGTTGCAGAAGTATCTGATGCGGGCATGTCTGCGTATGACACTGATAAGATCACATTCGATAACGTAACTGAAGTTGATCTTTCTATTGCAGGAAGCACTTGGTTTCAGGTAGAATCAGAAGCTGACTACGGATATGACAAGGCTTTTCCAGCTGGAACGTATCGAACAATCGTTACTGCTGAGTGTATCGCTATCTGATATATAAATAAAAGATGAAGAAGTTCTTTGTTATTACATTGTTGGTTTGGATTTGTGGGCCTGTGATGGCCCACGAGTTTACTCCGACATATCCGAAATTGAAACCATCTTTCGTATCAGGTGTTCTGGTTGCTGAGATGAAACTATTTAATGCTAGGAAAGACGTTGAATATTTCGGTTTGGGTGTATATGACAGTGAATGGAACTCGATACCCTTTGCCACTGAAAGCGATGTTATCAAACTAAAATATTTGGCAAGGAAAAATGTGAACATATATATCCGCGAAAAGGATAAGAACCGAGCGGTGTATATTTGTTCTGAATCGAAATTGTTAGGAGCAGGAAGCTCTCTGACAATGGTGAAATCTAAAATATGTTCTAAGATAAAATGACGCGCACAAAATTTATATTATTCATTACAGTATATTTCGTTATAGGTTTTTGGGCTGGTGCTGCTTATGGTCAATCGAGTTCGATTAATATGGCCATTCCACAGACATCACCTAACTTCCAAACTGATAGGATTCGAGCAGGTGATTTGGAATGTTCGATGGCAATCGGTTCCTCTACTAACGTAGAATTTGGTGTTGTGGGAATTATGAATCAGAATGATCCTATGTTCAATTTGACACAGCAGGATCCTTCTTTTCGTTATAACAATGATCAATTTATACGGGATGTGGGTGTATATGGAAGAATCACTATTCCTCTAGGTGCACCAAAAGAAAGGCTCAATTGTAATGTTCTATATCAATTGGAGTTGGAGAAAAAGAGATTGGAAGTTATGAGACTTCAAGCCGAGATTCAAAATTTGAGGGCATTGAAGTTCGAGGAAAACTGACGAGGGAATAAAATCATGGTTGAGATTGCAGCCGCATTAAGCATGGCTGGATCTGCATACAACATGATAAAGAATGGTATTGAGAAGGGACAGGAGATTAACGATCTCTACCAAGGATTTTCGAAATTTTTTGATGCGAAGGAAGAATTAGCAGAAGCAGCAATTGCGAACAACAACCCGTCATTAACACAAAAGTTATTTTCGGGTAAGAGTGTCGAGGCACAGGCCTTAGAGGTTACAGCTGCCAGACACAAGATGGTGGCTCTTGAAAAAGAGTTGCGCGAATTTCTGATCTACACTGGTCAGATAAATTTCTATGAGGATATGATGCGAGAGCGTAGAAAGATACGCCAGCAACGCCTCGAGCTAGCAAAACGAAAAGCAGAGTCAAGACGATTTTGGACTGACGTGGCTCTGGTATTCGGAGCGCTAGTGGTCTGTACAGTTATTATCGTTGGCATGATTGCCATAATAACAAGCGCATGAAAATGAAAATGGAAATCAACTCACTGGGTGAGAGATTATATACAGTTTACAATGAACGAGGGAATATTATTATAAGAACAACCAGCCTTAAGGCTGCAAAGGAAGCACAACAATGGCAAAAGACTTAGGTGAAATGACAGAAAACTTCGAAGATGAAGTTGAAAATCTGAAGAACACTAAAATGAAATTGTTTGGCATTACCATGACCCCGACTACAATAGCTGGGGCTTTCGCAGTATTGAGTTCTATTCTTGCTGCACTATATGGTGGATTTGAAACGTACAAAGCTTTTCAAGAAATGAGTGAAAAGTTAGAAGTGATGGATATCGAAGCCGTCGAGGCTCGTAATGTGGCAATCGAAACCAAATTGAATGACGCAATCGATTATACCCGAGATATCAAAAATAGTCTACGAGACGATATCATTCGTGTAGAACGAGTTGCTGAAAATGCCAGTAATAGAGTCAAGACTGTACAGGATGATATAGACCAAAGAATGAGAGAACTGTCTGACTTAAGTAGGGAATCGGAAAAGGATGTCCGTGACACGATGCGAGAAACAGAGGATCGTATCGATGGTAAAATGGAGAAGTTAGATGAAGACCTCAGAGAAACGCTACAGAAAGCATTGGATAATCCATTGGGCGGTAATTAATCTACTACTTTTTTCTTCACATGCATCTGCTGAATTCAGACACTTCAGCGAATGGACAAAGAAAGAACAATCGCTCTTTCTTGCATACCACACCGTTGCCTACATCGACCACCGGCAAACACGAGTAGGCCTCAGAAACGGATACAGAGAAAAAAATCCTATCTACGGCCAGGCCCACCGAGATAAATCAATCCTTATCAATGGTATCGTGGCTGCCGGTGCATACTACCTCATAGGTAAGAACGAACCAAACCATTTCAATCTCACACTGGCAATAGGTACAGCAGGTCGTGCTGTAGCCGTGTATCATAACGACTCGATAGGGGTGAGCTGGAAAGTCGCCTTTTAGATCTAAAAGTTATATCGATATTCCAAAATATTCTAAAAAAAGTGTTGACTTTGTCAGCATAGCCCCTTATAATGTCTTTGAAATATGAAATTAAACGGAAATATTGATATGACCAAATTTGAAAAAGACCAGTTTACTTGGGACGGAATGTACCTCATGTATCGAGGCCGTCATACCCAATCCGTGAATATGGAAGATCACAACCCTAATTGTCATCCTTCTTGGATTGGTAAGCCGAGACCTGATTTCATTGCTCGATTCAAATATGGTGGAAAGCCTTGGAAATCTTGGGTGAACTGCCTGGTCGACAATTACACTGTCGAAGAATATCTTGCTGAGAGTCGAAAGACCTCACCCCTTCAGGCAGTTCAAAAGGTTGGTTATTCTGGTCGTGGACGATACTTTAAGAGGGCTGTGTAATGGGTTTGATTGCTAATATTTTTCGGAGCGACATGGACGATTGTTCGAACGGTGGCATTTCTGCGAAACACAATCGTGTCTGTATAGTCAACTGTGAAGGCCCCTTCGAAGCGACCGATGAGCTTCCTGCTGTTTTGATGGTTATGGGTAATCTGCCTGGGACAGTGAAGATTGTACCCTTAGACTTACAAGAGTCAAAAAGGTGGACCATGTTTGGTGGAACCTATATAGGCACCTCTGATGCTCGATTTGGTAAAAAGGTCGAGCAAATCATCGGCAATATCCGTGGCAGGGCAACTAGTATTGTGGCCTTTCACGATAGGGTCGAAAATTAGTTGTTGACAAAGTCGGTTTGATTTGATATAATTATTTTGTAATTTGGTGAAAAGGTAGAGACATGGAAAACACATATTGGAGTGGTACTGGAAAATATCAAGCTGCTTACGAAGAATTGGTTGCGGCAATGCCGAGGATGGGCAAGTGTGATACTGTTGCTGGAGAAATGATTCGGGCCGCAAGTCGTATAGGTTATGATTTCTATAATAACGGTATGGGTAATAACACTTCTGGTTCTTTGAATTACCTTCGTGAACAATCAGCCATCGATGACGATATCTATGACGCCATTTATGGGTATACTCGTGGTCGAATTTATAACGGCCATTACGAGGGTGATTCTCTTCAGGTAGCCATTGAGAGCATGGTAGACCAGACTGTTGGAATGATCGTTCACAACCCAGTCCTCATGACGATTGAGAACAAAGAAGATATGTTCGACTATCAAGAGGAAGAGCAGTCTTTCTGCGAGACGTGTGGATGCGAGATGGATGATAACCGCGGCTGGTACTGTGAGGACTGTGAATATTGGATGGAAGAGGAAGAAGAATATGTTTAAGGATTGGATTCAGGTAGGAATTTATGCCACAGCTTTGGCAACTATTGTTTTCATGGTTGGGTGGTATATCTACTTTGTCTGGAGCGATTGCCTTGGTGATCACTCATTTCTCACATGCGCAAGAATGTTAACGTAAATGAAATCACGTGATAGATTTGCTACTATTCAAACAATACCCACTAAAAATGAGAAGGGTGAGTGGTGGTTTGAAGGTCGGCAAGTTTATCTTATATCACATCCAGAGTGGAAAAAAGAATTTTTAGAGCGGCACAAAGGTAATCGGCATGAACGGATTT